GAGGGGTATGAGGAGAAAGGTCAAACTTGATACTAACAGTGAGAGTGGTACTCGTACCATTACTCTCTGGAGTACCAGCTTCTCATCCGGCAACAATACCGTCAATTATACACGTATGTATAAGAGATGGGGTGTTGTTAGATGGAAGGCGAATGGCAATTCTCCTTATCCGCGTTCGGACGGCGAATTAAGACGCCGTATTCTCGGTTTAACTGCCGATAATATTCCGCTTGCGGTTTGGAAGGCTCTTCCGTGGTCATGGCTTGGCGATTACTTCGTCAATGTCTCTAACATCATAGCGGCGTCAAACCGCTTGGTGGCAACACCTTCACAGGTGTCTGTTATGACAAAGTCAGTAACCACTGAAAGTCATGCTCCTTTTGAGCGCATCATCTCTGGAAACCGTCAGTTTTTGATAACTGGAGGTTCTTCACGACTGGTCCGCCATCAGCGAGCAGTTACCTACACGCTAGGCCAGCAACTCCAAGGAGTCCTACCGATACTATCGGCAGGACAACTGTCCACCTTAGCTTCTCTGTACATTCAGAGGGCTAGGTAGCCCTCAACACAGAAAGCTAGGATAGCACTATGTTTGCTAACACTCTCACCATCACCATCAATGCCGTGGCTTACGTGCTTACGCGCGTAAACCAGGATAATTATGGTTCTACGTACATCAAAAAGGATGCTACGCAGTCCATGACTCTCCAGTTCCGTAATAATACGGAAAGCGAAGCAAAGACTGGTGTTTCTTTCGACCGTCACAATATGTTCTTCGAACATATCGTGTATGCGACTCCTACCACCGTCGAAAAGAAATATACGGTCTCCACCGTATATCGCCAATCGTTCGGTTCGGATGCGACCTGGCTAGGCCAGGTTGTCGCCGGTTTCCAGACACTTGAGACCGCTCAGAAGGACGGACTCATTGGGTGGGAATCTTAACCCCGCTTCTGCCGGCGTAGCCGGCATCTGCGGTTTCTGCATCATTACCTAGTGATGTAGATAAAAGTTAGCAATGGATTGTAACCCCTTTAGAAAGGTTCACAATGAAAAGCCACCTTCTATAAGTGCTGCGGCTGGTACATGCGTTGTCAGATGACATCGCAGTTAACCACCCCACTTATCGTCTCTACGCCTATCGTTATCTCATGGAATATGAGAAAGGCCTGCGACACCAAGATCTCGCTTATGCGACGATCACTCTTCCCGAATGTGGGAAGTGGTTCGAAGCCTGCCTAGAGCAGGGTAGTATCCACGACTCGCGTCCTTATGGGCACGGTCGTTGGAGGAAGACGGTTTACCCACACTTCTTTACAGAACTGTGGGTGTCCATCTTTGACGATCAAGGTATCATTCGGCATGATGCAGATCCATATTCTATCCTGGCTCTTCGGCAGATATACTATCTGTTGAAGAAACTCAAGATGGAGTGTGAAGATGCCCGAACCTACGCCTCAACTGACTCTTTTGAGTCTATTGAAAATCGTATGGTCCGTTCTTGGCCTGATACTTGGGACAGTGATCATCCTATATGGAGACCGCGAAGCGGTCACCCCTTATATGGAGATCTTGAAACTGCTCGTCAGCAGCTTCAGCTCGCCTTCTTAGATGAAGACGAGTCTCGACCTAGTATACCTTGGGATAAGTTCCGAACCCTTTGCGGGGCAATCGTAACCTCCTTTGGAGACTTAGATGTCTGGTCATTAAGGCCGAAACATGGTCCCGGAGTTGTGTCGGACAGTGATCCGAAGGTCATCAAGTATGACTTTCTTCACTGGCCGCGCAAGCTCGAGAATGTCTTCCCGTTTGACTGGTTCGCATCCCATTCTGTGGAGCGCGTCCCAACATCTGACTGGGAGCCAAGTTCGAAGCTGATATCAGTGCCGAAGACCCAGAAGGGTCCTCGTCTAATCGCAGCTGAACCTACTGCTCATCAGTGGATTCAAGGCGGCCTGCAACGGTGGCTTGAGGAAGTAATTTCTCAGTCCGCAATCGCAGATTCTATTGACTTCCGCAATCAAGCGAAGAGTCAAGAGAAAGCACGCCATGCTTCCTATACTAGGGAGCATGCAACGGTAGATCTAAGTGAAGCGAGTGATCGATTGACCACTCGTCTCGTTGAGTATGTGTTACAGACTCATCGACCTCTCTTAGACGCACTGCATGCCAGCAGGACCCGTAGTTGCTATATTCCGGCAGACTTACGTCTCGCTGGAGTGAGCAAGCTTGTGCAGTTGCGCAAGTTTGCTACTATGGGTTCCGCAGTTATCTTCCCGATCCAGACGCTCGTTTATACGTGCATCTCGCAGTTTGCACTTATGTGTGCAGACAACGATTGGGATATGACGCGTCGTGCTATCGCACGAAGGGCC